GTCAGCATTTTGTCCAATACACCTACATTCCCGGCTTTGGCCCCTACGGCTTTGGTCTGATTAACCTGATTGGTGGGTATGCTCGGGCTGGTACGTCACTTATCCGCCAATTGGTGGATGCTGGTACGCTTTCTAACTTGCCGGGTGGTTTGAAAACCAAAGGCTTGCGGATTAAGGGCGACGATACACCTATTTCTCCCGGCGAATTTAGGGATGTAGACGTTGCTTCTGGAACCGTGCGTGACAATATCATGCCGCTTCCATATAAAGAGCCAAGTCAAACCCTATTGGCTTTGTTGAATCAAATTACCGACGAAGCCCGACGACTTGGCGCTATCTCTGATATGAAAATCAGCGATATGTCGGCACAAGCGCCAGTTGGTACTACGCTGGCCTTGTTGGAGCGCACTCTTAAAACCATGAGCGCGGTTCAGGCTCGGGTTCACGCCTCAATGAAGCAGGAGTTCAAACTACTTGCTGAGATTATTGGGGATAACGCACCAAGTGATTATGACTACGACCCGGCAAAGGGTGATCGCAAAGCAAAACAAAGCGACTACAACCTAGTTGAAGTTATTCCGGTCAGCGATCCTAATAGTGCCACTATGGCGCAACGGATTATGCAGTATCAAGCTGCAATCCAATTGGCGCAAGGCGCACCACAGATTTATAACCTGCCTGTTTTGCACCGTCAAATGCTGGAAGTATTGGGTATTAAGAATGCTGAGAAATTAGTACCAATTGATGATGACATGAAACCCCGCGATCCAATCTCGGAGAATATGGCATTCCTTACAGGTAAACCGGCCAAGGCATTCCTGAAACAAGATCACGATGCACATATTGCAGTACATACTTCAATGATGCAAGACCCTGTATTGATGGCGCAAATTGGGCAAACGCCACAGGCAGCGGCAATGATGGCGGCTATTTCTGCGCACGTAGCAGAACACTTGGCATTTTCTTATCGAGTTCAAATCGAAGATCAATTGGGTGCTGCACTGCCTCCACCTGATAAAGACTTGCCGGAAGATATTGAAGTTGGGTTGTCAAAACTTGTAGCGCAAGCAGCCAAACAAGTGCTTGGCTTGAACCAGCGCCAAGCAGCACAGCAGCAAGCACAGCAACAAATGCAAGACCCAATGATGCAGATGCAACAGCAAGAACTGCAAATTGAAATGCAGAAACTGCAAATTAGCCAACAAGAACTTCAATATAAACAACAGCAATTAGCCGCACAAATGGCGACTGATGCGGATAAATTGAATCTTGAGAAGGCTCGAATTGAAGGTAATTTGCAATTGCAAGGCTTGAAGGTTGGTGCACAAATTAAAGAAAGCCAGCGCAAACAAGATTACCAAGAGCAAAAAGACGGTGTTCAAATGGGTATTGATGTGGCAAAACATCGCGCCCAAATGAATTCACAAAAAGGAAAGAACAATGACCGAAATTGATTTGGTTGAAAAGAAAATTAAGGAGCATGAAGATCATTATGTTGCCGCATTAACTCGCGGTAACTGTAAGGACTTTGGTGAGTACCAAAGAATTTGCGGGGTTATCCACGGTCTTAACCTTGCAAGTAATGAGTTAGAAGACCTGCGAAAGAAACTGGAGAAATCTGAAAATGACTGAACTTCTAATTGGGCAAACTCTTGATCCTACCGGGCCAGTATCCGTACTGCCTGGAAGTGCGGAAGAGAAAGCCAAACAAGTTCCAGACCCGTCCACATATCACCTTTTGTGTGTACTGCCTGAAATTGACGAGAAGTACGACAGCGGTTTGATTAAAGCAAGCCAAACACAGATGTATGAAGAACTTCTATCACCTGTGCTATTTGTCATCAAAATGGGGCCAGATGCCTACAAAGATGCCAAACGTTTTCCTAATGGGCCATCGTGCAAGGTAGGCGATTTTGTTTTGGTGCGACCTAATACGGGAACCCGAATCAAAATTCACGGCCAAGAAATGCGCATCATCAGTGATGAAGCAGTCGAAGCCACAGTTGACGATCCTCGCGGCATCCAAAGGAAGTTTTAATCATGATGGAAAAAGTTGAATTTGAATTCCCTGACGAGATTGAAGCAAAGAACTCTCGTGAGGGCAGTAAGGTTGTAGAGCCTGAAGTGGAAATCATTGATGACACTCCAGCGGCTGACCGTAACCGAAAGCCAATGAATGAAGCGCCGGTTGATCCTACCGATGATGAACTTGAGGCGTATTCAGAAAGCGCCAAAAAGCGAATCAAGCACTTTACCAAAGGTTATCACGAAGAGCGCCGAGCCAAAGAAGCGGCTTTGCGTGAGCGTGAAGAGGCTATCCGTGTAGCTCAATCTATTGCAGAAGAGAATCGAAAACTAAAAGGTTCGCTGCATGAAGGCCAGCAGGTTTTAATTGAGCAGGCAAAAAGCGCAACAGAAAAAGAACTGGAAGAAGTAAAGCGGGAATATAAAACTGCTTACGAATCTGGTGATTCTGATGCCTTGATTGCGGCACAAGAGAAAATGACTTCTGTAAAAATGAAGGAAGATCGGATTAAGAATTTCCGACCACCTCCTTTACAAGAGCAAGCACCTGTGGTACAAATGCAACAAGTACCCGTTGATCAAAAGGCGGTTGCTTGGCAACGAGAGAATGATTGGTTTGGTACTGATAAAGAAATGACAGCTTTCGCTATGGGTGTTCATAGCAAACTGGTGGAATCTGGCATTGATCCAAACTCAGATGAGTATTACCAAAAAGTCAATAATCGTGTGCGGCAAGTGTTTCCAGAGAAATTCGACTCTGATGAAACCGCTGATGCTCCAACTCAGCGCACAAGTAGAACGAATGTGGTTGCACCGGCCACGCGAAGCACTGCGCCCCGAAAAGTCGTACTTACGCAAACTCAAGTGAATATCGCCAAAAAGCTAGGCGTTCCTTTGGAACTCTATGCTCGTAAGGTTGCTGAAGAAATGAGGAAATGAAAATGACTGGTCCCCGTACAACTCGTGATACTGAATCTCGTGCAATTGACTCTCGCCCTGCTGAGAGCCGTCCTATGCTGGAGCGCCCGCGTTCGTGGATGCCGCCCCAGTTGCTTCCCGATCCTGCGCCGGAACCGGGTTACGCCTTTCGATGGATTCGCACCAGTACGCTAGGTAACGCTGATCCGATGAACATTTCTTCAAAAATGCGTGAGGGCTGGGAGCCAGTCAAAGCGTCAGAACATCCTGAAATTCAGCTTATGGGCGCTAAAACTAGCATTCCAGACAGCATTGAAATCGGTGGTTTGGTTCTTTGCAAAACACCTATTGAGTTTGTTGAACAGCGGGATGCTTTCTACCGACAGCAAGCCGATGGTCAAATGAATTCAGTTGACAACAACTTTATGCGCGAGAACGACCCTCGTATGCCACTCTTCCGAGAGCGGCAAAGCAAGGTATCTTTCGGGCGCGGTACTTAACTTAGGAGTCCTTAAATGGCATCAGTTGCTTCTCCCTACGGTCTAAAACCCGTAAACCTTATCGGTGGTCAACCGTATGCAGGTAGCACCCGCACGTATCTTATTGATCCGGCTGGTACTGCTTCCACCATTTACAACGGTTCGCCCGTGTATGTAAATGCAAACGGCTATCTGGCAGTGGCTACGGCTACCGGCGCAGATGCAACGACTAACGGCTTCCCCACCGGCACGGCTAATACCGGCATCGTGGGCGTGTTTGTTGGTTGTTCGTATGTCAATGCACAAGGTCAGCAAATCTGGTCGCAGTATTACCCCACGGGTGTTACTGGCGTGATTACTGCCCAAGTGATTGATGACTATGACGCAGTGTTCCAAGTGCAGTCCGCTGGTTCCGTGGCACAAAATGCCGTAGGTGCCAATGTGTTCTTCTCGACTGGCGCTGTGGCAACAGGTTCTACCGCAACGGGTAACTCTACGGCTTCTGTCGTGGCTGGTGCCTCTGCCGTTACGACCACCGCCGCCTTCCGTGTCATTGGTTTTGTCTCTACCCCTGGGGATACGGCCACCGACATTCTGGTGAAGATCAACCCTGGGTATCACACCTATACCAACGCCGTTGGTCTGTAAGGAGCTAAATCATGGCAATTTCACGCGCACAACTACTTAAAGAACTTCTCCCCGGCCTGAACGCTTTGTTCGGCATGGAGTACGCTCGTTACGGTGAAGAGCATAAAGAAATTTATGAAACCGAATCGTCTGAGCGTTCTTTCGAAGAAGAAACCAAACTGGCAGGCTTTAACGCTGCTCCGGTGAAGAACGAAGGCCAAGCCATCGCGTATG